CTGGATTTGGTATACTATCAAAATCTGGACCCGATGCAAAGAAAATGTTTACTGACAAAGTTGTCCCAATATCGGTCAACTATCCATTTTTCTTCAAACCGATACAGGACGGGATGGACAGGCCCAAGACGGAGCTTGCTTATAGAGTCCCAGCCTCCAAGTTTACCAGAAGAAAACTTGATTCAAATGAAAAATTACAGGAAATTACCGGTCTTGACACGACCATCGATTGGAAGAACACCGGTGACAACTCCTATGACGGGGAGAAGCTTAAACTCCTTGTCCACGATGAGTCAGGGAAATGGGAAAGGCCGACGAACATCCTCAACAACTGGCGAGTAACAAGAACTTGTTTACGACTAGGTTCTAGGGTTATAGGTAAATGCATGATGGGATCAACCTCAAATGCTTTAGATAAAGGCGGATCAAACTTTAAAAAACTTTACGATGATTCAAATGTTACCCAAAGAAACGCCAATGGACAGACTCGCTCAGGACTCTATTCTTTGTTCATACCTATGGAATGGAACTACGAAGGATACATTGATTCTTATGGCCTTCCTGTATTCGACACACCAAAAGAAAGGGTTGAAGATCCACACGGAACAGAAATAAAACAAGGTGTATTAAATTATTGGAATAATGAAGTAGAAGGGTTAAAGTCTGATCAAGATAGTTTAAATGAATTCTACAGACAATTTCCAAGAACAACAAAGCACGCGTTTAGAGATGAATCTAAAATGTCTTTGTTTAACTTAACAAAAATATACGAGCAAATAGATTTTAATGAAGATCTTAAAAACTCAATTAAAGTAACTAAAGGAAGTTTTCAATGGGAAAACGGACATCAAGATACTAAAGTAATATTTGTACCAAATAAAGACGGTAGATTTTTAGTAACCTGGGTTCCACCTGAACAGTTACAAAATAAAAGATATATAAAGAATGGCACTAATTATCCTGGTAATGAGCATTGCGGAGCATTTGGTTGTGATCCATACGATATATCGGGCACTACAGATGGCAGAGGATCCAATGGATCTCTTCATGGGTTAACAAAGTTTTCAATGGAAGATGTGCCGCCTAATATGTTTTTTTTAGAATACATAGCAAGACCACAAACAGCTGAAATATTTTTTGAAGATGTACTAATGGCTTGCGTGTTTTATGGAATGCCAATCCTGGCTGAAAATAATAAGCCTAGATTATTATATTATTTTAAACGAAGAGGATACAGGGGTTATTCAATTAACAGACCTGATAAAAAATATAACAAACTTTCTGTAACGGAAAAAGAGTTAGGTGGAATACCTAATTCCAGTGAAGACATTAAACAAGCACACGCGGCGGCTATAGAAACTTACATAAATGATTTTGTAGGTTTAAAAGAAACCGGTTATGGTGATGTGTATTTTCAAAGAACATTAGAAGATTGGGCTAAGTTTAATATCAACAATAGAACAAAGCATGATGCATCCATTAGTTCAGGACTTGCTTTAATGGCTTGTAATAAACATAGGTATGCTCCAAATGCACCTAGACAAAAACCGCAGGCAATAGATCTAGGTATTAAAAAGTACGATAATAAAGGTTCAACATCAAAAATAATAAGTTAAATGGGTATATATACTAACACCAATAGCGCTTTTCCTAGCCAAGTAGTAAGCGATGCAGAAAAAGCAAGCTTAGAGTATGGAACTCAGGTTGGTCAAGCTATCGAATACGAATGGTTTGGTCAAGGGCGTACTAATGGTAATAGATACTTAACTAGTTGGAATCAATTTCACCAATTAAGATTATATGCGCGAGGTGAGCAGTCAATACAAAAATACAAAGATGAATTGTCTATTAATGGTGATTTATCTTATTTAAATTTAGACTGGAAACCAGTACCAATTTTATCTAAATTTGTAGATATAGTTGTTAACGGTATATCAGGAAAGTCTTATGATATTAAAGCCTATGCTCAAGATCCATCTTCTATAAAGAAAAGAACAGACTATGCTTCTATGCTTTACGAAGACATGGTGGCAAAAGAATATTTAGAAAGCCTTAAGCAAACGTTAGGAATTGATTTATATCAAACGCCTAATATTGATACAATACCAGAGTCTAAAGATGAATTAGAATTGCATATGCAGTTAAGCTACAAGCAGTCGGTTGAAATAGCAGAGGAAGAAGCTATAGCGTCTGTGCTTGCTCAAAACAAATTTGATCTTACTAGAAGAAGATTAAATATGGATTTAACCGTATTAGGCATGGCAGTGGCTAAAACTAGCTTTAACACTGCGGAAGGAATTACGGTTGATTATGTAGATCCTGCTTACGTTGTTTATTCTTATACAGAAGATCCAAACTTTGATGACGTATATTATGTAGGAGAAGTAAAGTCTATAACAATACCTGAGCTTAAAAAAGAATTTCCAAACATTTCAGAAGAAGAGCTTGAAAGAATTCAAAAAATGCCAGGTAATAGCCAATACATAACTGGCTGGGGTAATTACGACGAAAACACAGTTCAAGTTTTATACTTTGATTATAAAACATACCATAATCAGGTGTTTAAAATAAAAGAAACACCACAAGGATTGATGAAAGCTTTAGAAAAGCCGGATTCATTTAATCCACCAGAAAATGACAACTTTGAAAGAGTGTCAAGATCTATTGAGGTTTTATATAACGGAGCGAAAGTATTAGGCTCTAATGAAATGATAAAGTGGGAGCTAGCAGAAAACATGTCTAGACCTACCGCTGATACAACTAAAGTAGAAATGAACTACGCTTTATGTGCACCTAGAATGTACAAAGGTCGTATTGAATCTATTGTAAGTAAATGTATTGGCTTTGCTGATATGATTCAGTTAACACATTTAAAACTGCAACAAGTATTATCTCGTATGGTGCCAGACGGTGTTTACCTAGATATGGACGGACTTGCGGAAGTTGATTTAGGTAACGGAACTAATTACAATCCAGCGGAAGCATTGAATATGTATTTCCAAACAGGTTCGATAGTTGGTAGATCACTTACTCAAGATGGTGATATGAACCCAGGCAAAGTACCTATCCAAGAGCTTAACAGCTCTTCAGGTCAAGCTAAAATTGGAGCATTAATTCAAACATATCAATATTATTTACAAATGATACGTGATGTAACAGGGCTCAACGAGGCTAGAGACGGCACCGCAATGGATAAAAACTCATTAGTAGGGCTGCAAAAAATGGCCGCTAACGCATCCAATGTAGCGACTAGGCACATTAATCAGTCTAGCCTTTACATTACTCTTAAACTAGCCGAAAACATTGCGCTTAAAATAGCTGATGCACTAGAATTTCCACTAACTAGAAGTGCTCTACAAAATTCTATATCTACATTTAACATTAAAACTTTAGACGAAATAGTAAACTTAAATCTTCATGATTTTGGTATATTTTTAGAATTGGAACCAGACGATGAGGAACAAGCCCAATTAGAAAATAACATACAAGTTGCACTGCAACAAGGCGGAATTGATCTTGAAGATGCTATAGACTTAAGAAACATTAAGAATCTTAAGTTAGCAAATCAAATGCTTAAAATAAAACGCAAAGCAAAAGGCAAACAAGATCAGGCAAATCAACAAGCTAACATTGCAGCTCAAGGGCAATCTCAAGCAGCCACTGCAGAAAAAACAGCGATGGCTGAGGTACAAAAGCAAGAAGCTATAATGGGCGCAAATGTTCAGTTTGAACAGTCTAAAAATCAAATGGAAATTCAGCGTATGGAAATTGCGGCGCAGCTTGAAGCGCAAAAAATGCAAACTAGATTTCAATACGATATGCAGCTTAAACAAATAGACGTTCAAATGGTGCAGCAAAAAGAAGGTGCTATTGAAGATCGCAAAGACAATCGCAGCAAAATGGAAGCTTCCCAGCAAAGTGAATTAATAAGCCAAAGAAAAAACGACGGCTTACCTATAGACTTTGAAAATCAACCCGACACGGGTATGCAGGCTTTCATGTAGAAAGTAAACAATTATTTAATTATATTTTATTATGTCAGAAGAAACAAAAACAAATGAACCTGTTAAACAGGAAGGTGAGTTTAAAGTTAAAAAGAAAACTCCTAAAAAATTAACAACACCTAGTGACGAACCGGTAAGAGTCAACATCAAAGAACCTTTGATTGAATTACCACCAGAAGTTACAAAAGTGGTAATACCAAATGAAGATGCCATTCAAATCGGAGAAACAAAGGAAGTATCTGTGGAAGAACCATCCGGAGATAGCCCAACGATGGGAGAACCTATACAAGAGTCCAACACGGATGTTGAAGGGTTTTCTGCAATCAAAGAAGTAACAGAAACTGAAAAAGTTGAAGCTCAGGTAGAAAAAGCAATACAAGACGAAAGAATTCTTGGTAAAGCTTTACCTGAAAATATTGAAAAGCTAGTTTCTTTTATGGAAGACACAGGCGGGACAATAGAGGACTATACCAGACTTAATGCTGACTACTCTCAAGTGGATGATGTTACATTATTAAAAGAATATTATAAAAAAGAAAAGCCTTATTTAGAAGGCGAAGACATTGATATGTTATTAGAAGACTTTATCATTGATGAAGATATCGACGAAGATAGAGATGCGCGCAAGAAAAAAATTGCGTTTAAAGAAGAAGTTGCAAAAGCCAAAAGCTATTTAGAGGAAACAAAGAGTAAGTATTACGATGAGATCAAGTTGAGACCAGGCGTTACTCAAGACCAACAAAAAGCCACGGACTTTTTTAACCGATACAACAAGCAGCAGGAGCAAGCTGAGCAACAACATGCGCAATTCAAAGAAAATACTAAAAAGCATTTTAACGACAATTTCGAAGGTTTCGATATCAAAGTTGGTGAAAAAAGCTATAAGTATAATATTCAGAATCGTGATAAAGTTGCAGAGAGCCAATCGAATATTAACAACCTTGTCGGGAAGTTCCTAGACAGTGATGGTAATGTTAAAGACACGAAGGGTTATCACAAAGCTATGTATGCTGCTGACAATGTGGATAAAATTGCCGCTCATTTCTATGAGCAAGGAAAAGCAGATGCTGTAAAAGAAGTTGTAAACAGTTCTAAAAACTTAAGTAGTACTAAAGCTAGGTCTACTCAAGGAGATGTGTTTATAAACGGACTTAAGGTGAAAGCTATTTCAGGCGCTGATTCCAAAAGCTTACGAATAAAAACAAAAAAATTTAACTAAAAAAACTAAAAAATTATGGCTATAAGTCCACAATTTGGAAGCTTAATCCCTTCCTCTAGGCAGGAGCTATTAAATAGCAACTACCTACAATTTAACGGCGGTACCGCAGCAAATGGTGATTCAACTACTTTTGCTCAACAATACTTGCCAGAAGTATATGAAGCTGAAGTAGAGCGTTACGGAAATCGTACGTTATCAGGCTTTTTAAGAATGGTTGGCGCTGAAATGCCAATGACAAGTGATCAAGTAATTTGGTC